AACAGCTTGGCACCTTTAGGTGCGGCGCTTATGTTCCCTTGTGGACATAACGCCCTGTTGAATGGATGAGGGGATTCCTTGTTATACTATCGCGAACACGTGTGTATAGAGGGGCCCATAGCAGTAACGAGCAACAGCGAGTGGTTTCGTAAGAAAACTGCGTATGGGATCAATAGCATAGGCGGATGCCTATTCCACCAAAGCGAGTGGAACGAGCGTCAAGCGACCAGGATCGTTACCCGAAGGGCGAATACCGAAGGTATGAGTGGCAAAGCCATAGAGCCTGTAAGTCGCACATACAAGATATAGTATTTGTGAGTTTAGGAAGACACTAAACTGTAATAATAATTCTTGACAACAAGAAAATCCAAGACTACGTTCAGTTAAGGGTAGAATAATAATAGTGTATGAATGATGATCTTACGAACAAGCAGAAAGCTTTAGTTGATACCATCGTAGCTACAGGATGTAGTATCAAGGAAGCTGCCGAAAAGGCAGGATATTCAAGCAAAGGAAGCAAAGAGGCAGCGAGAGTAAGTGCATCTCGCACACTACGATTGCCAAAGGTACAACAGTATATGCAACAACGTATTGCACAAACTCTTGGACTTGGCGCAGTAAGTGCGAGTAAAAGACTTATCGAGCTGTCCACTGGAGCTAGAAGCGAGTATGTACAGCTAGAAGCTAGTAGAGATATACTAGACAGAGTAGGATTACGCTCACCAGATAAAGTTTCACACAATATACAGGGAGATATTAAAATTAATATAGACCTAACGTGAGGCGTTGGTATGCACCCACACAGTAGAATCGACTAGATTCGGAGGGTGGGGGCAAAAATCATCAGCTTTAGCTGACGAGGGAAGTCATACAAACAACAGGGGTAAAAATAGTACGATGGCAAAAAAGTTCAAAGATTTTATAGCACACGAAAGATTACCAAAGAAGACGTCAATTGGTAGATCCCCCAAGATGTCTAGCATGAATAAGTCTAAGAAAAGATCCTGGAAAAAATATAATAAGCAAGGAAAAGTCTAATCACTTCCTTAGTGCGTTTTAAAAATTTTTTTAGATCTATAAGGTACGATCCTTTCACAACAATAACGAGGTATAATATGAATTACAAAGTAAACATATGGAAAGATGATACTCTAAAAAGAGAGATTGTATATTCTGCCAATAATGATATACAGGCTATACAAATGGCAAGTGCTGCTACACCAGATGGATGTAGAAGTACATATGAAGAAATAACAATGGAGGAAGCAAAATGCCTTACGGAAAAGGAACCTACGGATCAAAGCGAGGAAGACCTAGCAAAAGCAAGTTAACAGGTAAACAGAATAAGTTACCTACTGCTTTAAAGAAAAAGATAATGGCTGCCAAAAAGAAGAAGTAGTGGCAACCAAAGAAGAAAAACAATGGATGGACAAGGTAGCAAGTCTAGGATGTTATGTCTGCGAAAGACCTGCTGCCTTACATCACATAAGACCAAAGGGAACTGGAATGGGAAGAAGAACATCTCACTTTCATGTAATCCCTTTGTGTTATGACCATCATCAAGGACAGTTTTCAATTCATATGTCAAAGAAGTCTTTTGAAGAAAAATATGGAACGGAAACTGAGATCCTTGAAATAATTAAACAACGAGTAAAGGATGAAGAATGTCGTTCCTCAATTCTCTAAGTCTAAAAGATAGAAGACGTTTAAGAACAATAGTTAAGAATACCCATCTTAAATATTATCCTACACACATGATAACAGATAGAGAAGCTGATAAACTTGTAGAAGCTTTTGGTGAAGAAACTATCTACAATCTGTTAAAACAAAATGTAGGTACAAATGTCGATTAATTTTGATTACAAGCCAAACGGAATAACCATAAAAGAATTTATGAAGTCGAGTGACTTCTTTAGAGGATTACGTGGGCCAGTAGGATCTGGTAAATCAGTAGCTTGTTGTGTAGAAATATTTAGACGAAGCCTAATGCAAAAGAAAAATGAAAAAGGTATTCGTAAATCTAGATGGGCAATCATTAGAAATACAAACCCACAGTTAAGAACAACAACAATTAAAACTTGGTTAGATTGGTTTCCAGAAGATACTTGGGGAAACTTCGCCTGGAGTGTACCTTATACTCATAGAATATTAAAAGGTGATTTAGATGTAGAAGTTATATTCTTAGCTCTTGATAGACCAGAAGATGTTAAGAAATTACTATCATTAGAATTAACAGGCGTTTGGGTAAACGAAGCTAGAGAAATACCTAAATCAATTATAGATGCTTGTACAATGAGGGTAGGAAGATTTCCTAGCATGAGAGATGGTGGTGCTACTTGGTATGGAGTAATAGCAGATACCAATGCACCAGAAGAAGATCATTGGTGGCCGATTATGGCAGGTGATGTTCCTGTACCAGATCACATCTCAAGAGATGAAGCTCTTATGTTAATTAAACCGGATAACTGGAGCTTCTATACTCAGCCACCTGGAATGGTAGAAGAAAAAGGAAAAGATGGAGTAACAACAGGTTATGAATTTAATAAAGATGCTGAGAACATAAAAAACCTAACAGAAAAATATTACTCAAATATTATTAGAGGTAAAACAAAAGGATGGATAGATGTTTATGTATTAAACAAATTAGGATCTATTGAAGAAGGTAAACCTGTTTATCCAAACTTTAAACAAGAACTACATACAACAAATGAAACATTAGAGATTAATCCTCATCAACCAATATACATTGGTGTTGACTTTGGATTAACTCCTGCTGCTGTATTTGGTCAGAAACTATCTTCTGGTAAATGGAATATAGTTAATGAATTAGTTTGTTTTGATATGGGTGTAATTCGATTCTCAGAATTACTAAGAGGTGAGATTGCAAAATCTTATAGAGGATGCGAAGTACATATCTATGGTGATCCTGCTGGAGATTTTAGATCTCAAACAGATGAAAGAACTCCATTTCAAATTATGAGGCAGAACGGATTAAAAGCTACACCTGCACCATCTAATGATGTTGCTCTAAGAATAGAAGCTGTTGATTCAGCATTAACAAGATTACTAGATGGACAACCAGGATTTGTTTTAGATCCTAAATGTGTAAATCTTAAAAAAGGATTTAATGGTGGTTATCATTATCGAAGACTTCAAGTATCTGGTGATCGATATGATGAGAAGCCATTAAAGAATAGATATTCACACGTTCATGATGCTTTACAATATTTGATGATGGGAGCTGGAGAAGGTAGAACAATTCTATCTGGTAAAACACAACACAGACCAACAATAGCTAAAAAGGAATGGGATGTCTTTGCTAAGACAAGACCAACAAAAAGAAAAGTATGGGATCTGTTCAGAAAGAATGGTTAGTATATTTTTATGAATCTCCCAATCATCCTTACTCAGATTGGTTAAGATTTCTTAAAAAAGGTTTTAAACATTGTGGAGCTATATCTTATTTTTCAAATATAGATTGTTGGGTACATTTAGAATTTACCCATGCAGGAATAAGATTATCTCATTTATCTAAAAAAGAATTAGAAGATATGTTTTTCTATTTGAAAGACTATAAGCTGCTAAGATGTCCAGTTAAAAATGATTGGCATCTCTTAAGAATAAAAGATTTAACCTGCGTTGCTTTTATAATGAGATTAATTGGATTTTATAAATGGTATATCTTTACTCCCTATCAGCTTTATTGTGCGTTGATAAAAGCTGGATATAAGTCATTTTGGGACAAAACTAAGGATCCAAATGACAAAACCTAAAAAGCCATTACAGGAAGTTATTGACGAAATGAATGAGCTTGAATCTGATAATGATTTATTAGAAGAAATGGAAAGCCATATGGGTTCTTTAACAAGTCAAGACTTTGATAAATTAAATATTGAGGAGCATGAATAATGGGCGGAGTATTTTCAAAACCAAAAGCACCACCACCACCAAAACCAGATCCAGCTATTGAAGAAGCTAGACTAGCTGAAGAAGCTAGATTAGCAGCTATTGAAGCAGAAAAAATAAGAATAAGAGAGTTAGAAGATTCTGAAAAAAAAGCAGAGTTTGAAGCTGAAAGACGAGCAAGGCTAATTGAAACAGGTTTGTCTGCTCAAGAAATGGCAGCAGGAAACATACCTGAAAGTTCTTTACCAAAAGCTGATGTAATATCTGTTCCAACAGGGCCAGAACTAGAATCAGAAGCAATACAATTAGCAAAAAGAAAAGGAGTAACTCCCGAATATGTTCAAGAAGTAGGCTTAGAAAATGTAAGACTCATGGAAGATGTGTCTACAGTATCAGCACCTACAACATTAGAAGCTTCTACATTTGCAGCAGAGCAAGTAGCTAAAGAAGATGCTCCTTCTTTTACTGCAGCACAAACTGAAATTCAAGAAGAAGCACTAGCTAAAGCTGCTAATGTTGATAGAGTTGAACCTATTGTAGGAGCTCAAGTAGAAATTATTTCAGGTGCTTTAACAGAAAGAGTTATAGGTACTTTAAGTGAAGATGCAAAATCTGTTGCAGTTAGAAATACTGGAAGTTCATTAGCAAGAGTTACAAGGGCTAAAAAACAATTAGCAAAAGCAGGATTAAGTGATGCAGATATAACAGAGCTTGGTAACGACCCGGAAGCTTTAGAAGCAAGAGTTGCAGACTTTAGTGAAAGTGAACGTGGTATTATTGAAGGTCTTCCAGAAGAAGCTTTAGTATCTAATCAAATAGATACTTTATTAAATGGAATTGAAGACGGTGAAATTCCAACATGGGCTGCTCCTGCTGTTGCTAATGTAGAAGCTATGTTAGCTAAACGGGGCATGGAAGCTTCGACTGTTGGAAGAGATGCTTTATTAAATGCTATTATTCAATCAGCATTACCGATTGCACAGTCTAATGCACAAGCTATTCAAGCTAGTGTTAGTCAACAAAAAACTATTGAAGCTCAAGAGTCTGAAGCTAATGCTGCTCGAGGACAACAGACAGCAATAACAAATGCTCAAACTGTTTTTCAAATGGATATGGCTCAGTTTAGTTCTGACCAACAAATAGC